CTCACCCTCCAATCTCTCAATTTCCTGACCCGGTAACCCTATGACACTCTTTACTCCCAAAACCTCGTCTATATCTAAATATAAAAAGAAATCACCGTACTTGCACATCGTTCGGCACCATCCAAATAGATTATACTCTATATTCATTATATTAAAATAAAGTGCATTTAGTATACCCTTTATCTCTTCATTGTTGCAATCAATTGACATAAGGGGGGATAAAAAACTATGGTTTGTCATTTCATCAGCATAGATATCTAGCGCTGATGCGATCTCTGGGGTATATTCCATCTGATCAAAGTCAACGTATCTTTCTAATCTATTTTGACTGTTTTGTGTATTACCGTACAGTCCTGCAAATGGATTATAGTCCATCCTTTTAAACTGCTTACCACTAGCAGAAGTGAATCTTTTCGCATACATGTCCAACTGTCGTCTTTTTAATCGGCGAGCAGTTTGGGTTCTGTAATTTACTATTGGTCCTGAAAGCAGTCTAGTTAATTTTTTAAATAGAGTGCTTTGAGCATTTTTAGGATTTTGCTTATTTCTTACCGATCTTGGCATTCATTTACCCCTTATATAACCATGGATACTTATTGTAAGTTTCGGCGTGTGCTCTTTTCTTGTCAAACATGTCCTTACCTTCGTATCCCTGCATTCCTTTTATTGTTGTGTTAATTTTTGTATTTGTAGAAACCATTGTAGCAAGAAATGCCTTATTATATTCTATATTTTTTTTGTTATCAATCAAAGCGGTTTCCCTTACCCAACAACCAATTGCACACGCCATTATTAAATCATCATTATAGGATCGCATTGCTTCAGGGCGTCCATTGTTCCAAACAAAAGTTTTCATCTCACTGTAAAGTCGCGATGAATTTATCTTAATTAGTCCATTTCTTACAAATTCTTCCAACTTTGCCACAATTAAAGGTCTAGTTCTTTGTGTTGTGGTGAACCCAGGCACAGAATTCGATACCGACTCGGCCGTTACCTCATCAACATATTCGTGAGTAGACTTTATTGAGTGGTAGATGTTTGGACATCCCATATCCTTCAGTTTTGTTAACACGCTGAATCCTACAGTATTGTTTTCGACGACCACCATACAATCACCATACTCGCTGGCAGCGCTTCGGATTATACCTGAAAATATATCAGGTGCCACTTTTCCCTGATATTCTGCTACTATTTCCATGTTTAGCGTGTCGAATACATGAAAAACAGAATAATCACGTCCGTCGCCTCGGGCAACATCAGCGCTTAAAAGATATGGTATCTCTGGAGAGTATTCTTTCCAGATCCAATAATTGCGGTCAAATCCTGTCTTATGTTTTGGATCTTTTACGTTTTCGTATATGACCTGCATTTGTTCTGGATGAAAAACCGTTTCACCTGACATGTTAAAATTACACTCAAGTTCCTGGGCAATCTGTCTCCTCGACATGTTTTTTGTCTCTTTTTCAAACCACTCCTGGTCCCTATCTGGGTGTACTTGCCATGGCAGGGTCATGGGATAAAAGTCATTCAATCCGTTAGATGAATTTACAAAGGTTTTGTGAAACCAATTTCCAACACCGTTTGGTGTTGATAGTGCAATACAGCGGCCGCCAGTAGATAGGGTTGGATATAGACCCGTCCACAATTCCGCAAGTCCTTCGACGTGTGCTGCCTCATCGATAACCAGCAATGACAGTGCCTCTGATCGACCTGCGTCGCCAGAGGTTGAAGATGCCTTTATTTGTGATCCATTTGTAAGTTCAAACGACGTTCTATTATCAACTGATACTTTCGCTATTTTGATCCACTCTGGACAACTCTTAAGAATACTTTTAACTTTCTTTACAAGATTAGCAGCTGTGCCAAACTTTGTTGCCAACACAAGAACATTCTTCTCTCTATGAAAGAGCATCATCCAAACAATATATGCAGCAGTAACTGTCGACAACCCCAACTGACGTGCCTTTAGAACAATATTGAACCGATGGTCTTCAAAATTTTTCAATGCATCTTTTTGAAAAGAGTAAGTCTTGAAGGGTATTAAACCATGCATAGGGTGAGTAATCTTTGCATAATTATTAATAAAATAGTTAGGATCCTTACCACACCTAACAATTTCTCTCATCACTTCTTTTTTAGAGAGTGGTGATTTCATTTAAATTCATATTCCCTACACAAATCAAGTGTCGATTCGGTATTTGCTTCACGACACTGATCAACATCAAACATCCAACAGAACGTGGAATTATTTCCTGGTTCTAGGCAATCTTCTGTGCAGATTTTGCGATGATTCGCAGAGTTTGGATTATGGCAAATCCACAACAAACTGCTTTCGTGACTTTGCAATGTATTCTCAATGCCACCATCTGTGTCTGAATCAATGCTAGTATTACATGAAATTAGAATTAAAGCAAGAAATAAAAAAGCACACTTCATTACTTCCCCCTGTTGGAAAAGTTATATGCTTTAAAAACCTCATAGGGATCAGATTTTCTCTTATCGTTTGGTGTTTTCTTTGCTTCTGGAGTTTTTGGAATATCTAAACTTGGTCTGTCAGGTTTTTGTTCTTCAATACCACCGATGGCAAATCTCTGTTTTGCAGTAACCAAGGTTCGAACTCTAGATATGGGTTGCACAAGAACATCCACTTCGCCTTCAGAGGTTAGCGAAAGACTAGATTTAGTTAATGCTCGATACTCCTTCTTTAAAAATTTTGCGACGTCAGATATTTTTGAAGATACGTCATTTTCTAGAGAACCGCCATAAACCTCTTTTAGTTTTATTTCACTAGAATAGGTTATGCAAATCTTGTTTCCCTCAAACTTCACGCCGAACCCATCAATAACCCTTCTATCAACAAGAGGATCCCCCTCCTCCCTTTTAAGTCCGATCTTTAATGGTTCATCATTTTCGTCAAGTGCTCCATCATACTTTTTTGCTAAAACTTGTGATATGCCATTAATAATTTCAAGTGTTGTCGCCATTTATTTGCTCCTTTTCTGGTCGCCATCCCGATTGCCACCTTTCCTCTCTGCCTTCCACCCACTGCACATAACATTTGAAACAACACTCAAATCTTGTCATGTATAAGTCGTCTTGCGCAGAAAAAGAATAAGAATCACAAACTGGGCAATGCCTATTATTTTCTTTAGTAAGTAGTTTTTTACTGATTAAAAATCCTTTGTACTTTTCCTTTGAGTTTTTTGCCTGCCTGAAGAACGTCTTTTTATAAAAACTTTTAATTTGCTGAAGGTATTTTTCTTCCTTGTCTGGGGTCCAAAAACTTTTAGGGTTTTGTATCGATTCTTCACCCCAACGCTCTGATATTGCCTTTTCCAATCGTGCTATAAAATTTAAATCCTTCTTCATTACAGCACCAACAATACAATACCCACCGCTGTTAAAACACCCGCAACAAAACCACCACCCGCAAACAAATACCAATTATTGTTGGGTTTCTTTAAAGCAATGCCCTCAAGTTTCAATATTTCCTGGTCCTTTATTTCAACAATTTTTTTGTATTCTTCTTCTAAAGATTTTATTTGTATCTGTAAGTTTCCTATGTCTAACCCATACTTAGCATGAAGAGAGTCTTTCTGCTTTTGCAACCTAAGACCACACCTCGCTTCCGATTGCTCCTTATCTGCGATGATTATGCCCATTGCTCGATCAGTCAAGCACCACCCGTCGAATGGTGCGGGGTTACCCTTTTCTACCCGCTGGACCTGTTCTTGAGCAAACGAGGTCGCAGTAAAACTAATCAGTATCAGGTATGTTAAAAAGACTTTTGATTTTTTCCTTAACAACATCTGGACTATCCTTTGAATCCTGTATGATTTTCTTAATTGATAACTTTTCTGCTTTTGTTAGTTTAACATGTTTTTCTTTATATTTTTTCTCAATTGCTTCAACGGTTTCATAATATTCTTTTAATATCTTATCTCTTTCGCTTAACTGCTTTTTGTGTGACTTTTTTATCTCTATCAATTGCCGCTCATAAGATTCCTTCCTCACTTCCAAGGTCTTAATGGCATATTCTGCATTTCTCCTAGATACAGTCCAAACAATTATAGTCCAGAGAATTAAAAGGGGTACCTTCCAATTCTCCTTTAACCAAAGCGCTGCCACCTTTAGATAATACATTTTAATTTGATTTTCCGTGCTTCCATTGCACTGCGAGATCTACTAGTGCTTGAGATCCAATATAAGCGAGCGTCACTGCGACCCAATCACCAGAAGTGAGTGCGCCAGCGATGGCTAACCCAGTAGCGGTCAACCACGCTAAAAACTTTCGAGATATAAATTTTTCCACATGTCTGTCAGCAAATGCCTTCAATGCTGTCATAACTGTTTCCTCCTTAGACGCTGATATGTGCAAACCCCTCTCTCTTGTCAATTGAGATCTGCATGTCCACTGCGTCTTTAAGAGTATCTAGATGTGAAATCAAAATAACTGTCCTAAAATAAGACTTGACCATGTCCATGATACGCACAAATCCCTCCATATTATCCTCATCTAAAGCAGTGCCTGGTTCGTCAAGAATGAAAATATCAGGTTTAGGCAAACTAGAAACCGTCAAAAGAGCAAGTCGAATCGCCATAGAAGCGATTGTCTTTTCTGCTCCGGATCCCATCTCAAGTGGGCGAGGTTCAAACCTATGATGTTTAATAAAAATATCAAGCTTTTTGTCTTCATTTAAAATAAAAACCTCAAAGTCAACAACACCAGTTAAGATCTTGGCTATTTCTTCGTTAATTACTGGCAGTCTATTTTTAATAATATCATATGATATTCCATTTGGGTGACAACACCTCATAAACAATTCATATGCTGCAAATTCTGATCTTAGTGATTCAAGCTCTGCTACGCTTTCTTTTAAGTTTTTAATTTTCTGCTCTGACGACCCAACATCTCTAAAAAGATTGTTTGTCTTTACCTTGCACGTATCACACTCCTTCTCTGCCTCTGCGACCTTTTTTACAAATTTGGCGCGTCGGTCGACCAACTCCTCCAAGTTTTCAATCGCTTCTTTATTGTCCTCATATTGTTTAAGTTTTGAATCTAACTTTTCAA